CTGAATGGGATATTGATGATAGTGATTACTACTACGAAGAACAAGCGGACGGAACATTAATAGAAATCAATAAATAAATCAAAAAAATGAAAAAAGAAATCGAAGAGAATAAGTACATATGCAATTCATGTCACGAACACTATCCTGCAAATGAAATGGATTTCGATGCCGAGAATGAATCTGACCTTTGTAAAAATTGCAATCATATTTCACACAATGATTTTCCTTATGGCGAAATTGAAAACGCACATGAAATCACAATCAATGCCGTTGAACTTGCATCTGAACTGGCATCGGCACATCTTGAAAGAGTACATACTGACCGAATAGTAATTTGGGAAGACTATGATGAAGATGGAAATTCAAAATATACTGAGGAAGCACAAGACATCTTCAATGATTTGTATGACGAATACTACACATTAATCAAATCAACTAAAATTTAAGACAATGAGCAAAAAAGTAAATTCAGTAAAAGCATCTCGATTTCTAGATTGGTATTTCGGAGATTCAGATAATGAGATAAGAGAATTTGGTAATTCTATGTTAGAGCAATTAACGACATTCGGCAAAGCGGAAATATCCGTAGAGCAATTGTTTGATGGATCTTGGTACATTCCGCAATATATATGCGAAGACTGGGATGGGAATTATGACAACCATCAAGAGTATTCTCCATCGGATATAGAATTCATTAATGACCTTAAATAATAAAAGCCATGACTAACAAAATTAAAGAAGCAAAACAAATCCTAAAAGACGCGGGATATTATACGGACAACTTGTGGAGCGTAGAAGATGTTCAAAATATTTTTGACTGTTCTAATGAGGAAGCACAAGATGTCCTTCACGATGCCCTGACTAATGAAGGGACGATGCATCACATCTGGTCAGCAATCAGAATTATTGGTCAAGACAAATCATTAAAAGAAATTGAATAACTTAAAATCAAAACAATGAAAAATACAATTGAAACAAAAATGAACAATCTGCTCAAGGGAAAAAAGATTGTCGGATGCAGATACACAAACGAGAAAGAAAAAGAGATGTTCATGTGGGACAAAAGCACACTAGTAATAATGTTGGATGATGGTACATCTTTGCTCTCTTCCTCTGACGAGGAGATGAACGATTGTGGCGTACTTCACCTATTCAAGAAAGGAGATTACGAATTGATTCCAAGACTATGAGAAAGACAATTGATATCATTCTGACTGTACTGGGTGTACTTTGTTTAGTCATGTTCTTCGTCTCCTATATGACGAATTCAACACCACTAATGTTAGGCACGATGACCATACTACCAATCGTATATGTTATAGGCAATCTGCAATAATAGACATGGAGAATCTTAAAAGGATGTTGTTAATTCAGCATCCTTTTTTTTTGTGCCTAATTTTCAGAGAGTTAGGGCTTGTTTGCGTGGATCTTGGAGCATACCTTTTAGATTTAGCCGGATCACCGCCCGAATCCAAAAAATTTACTATCACTTTCTGTAGCAGGTAAGACAGTGCGAAGTTTTGATTTTACTGCCTTTTATATTACTTTTGGTTTGTAAAAACTTCTCGAACACATTTTACACCACAATAATAGTTTGAACACCACGCAAGATAATAAGCCACAAAAAAAGGTTGTTGGAGATTCTCTACTGATGTCCTTTATTAAGACGTGCCGGTCTCATGCAGATGTGTTAAACATGGCTTATATCAACCATATGTGTGGTAATGGACAGCGTTGGATGAGCGACATTGTGGGTAGAAAGAAGCCCATCAGAGACCGAGAGAAGGTCATTAAGGTCATCAATTCCATCCTCCAATATTGTGACGAGGTAGAGGAAATGAGAGAGAAAATTGAACGCCTGAAGCATGAAATCGAAGCACAAGTATAGAGCAAATTGGCTCACCTATTTTGCCGAGAAGGACATCAACCCGAGGAACGCACTAAAGATATTCCGACCAGAGTTTGATCCGGTGAAGGTCAAGAGGATGATGTCTTTGTTTCATGGCAGGATGACATTTGAGGAGCAAGACCTTGTCGATTGGAAGAATATAAAGTCATCTATAGAGAGAACGGACACAAGAAACAATGGCAAAATCTTTTCGTAGTCAGAAGTATTTAAAGAGGGCCGACACATACCTCGTCCTCGACACCATGCACAAGAGAGTGAACAAGATGTGCATCTCTCTGGGCATCCCACAAGATCCCAAGTCATATGTGTACTTCGACCTCGCTCTTTTGAGCATTCCTCAAGGGGAGAGGAGGAAGATTCTCAAGCAGATATTCAGTAAGTGGGGGACGGATATAAAACTAGAACACGAACCTTACTTATTAACATTAGAAAAATTTACAAAAAAAGTTTTGGAAGGTTTCGAATAATGTGTTACATTCGCAAAACATTAATAAAGAAAACTTATAATTATGTCAAACATAACAATTTCACCAAAGACGGTAATGCCGTTCATCGAACCTCGCAGAGAGGAAATGATTAAACTGATGGGAGGAGAAGAAGTCCTCATGAGAGAGATGTCTTTCGCCATCCAAGCTGCTAACAACAACCAAGTGTTAGCGAATTCTAACCCACAATCAGTTGCAATGGCTGTGTACAATTGTGCGTTGACCAAGTTGTCTCTGAACCCTGTGATGAACTTGGCTTACCTCGTTCCTTTCAAGGGCAACGCTAAACTAATGCCAGGCTACCAGGGGATGATTAAACTTATCTCTGATACCGGGATTATCAAGTCGGTGTCTTCGGGAGTAGTTTACCGAGGAGATGACTTCGACATCGTGCAGGGTACATCACCTCGCATCAACCACAAGCCGAAGGGAGAGACATTCAAGGTTGATGACATCATTGCTGTGTACGCAATTTTCGTGTTGCATAACGATGAGACCTTGTTTGAGGTTATGTGGAAGCCACAAATTGACGCCATTAAGAATCGTTCAGAGACTGGCCGTAAGGATGTTGGCCCTTGGTCTACTGACTATGCAGAAATGGCTCGTAAGACCGTTGTGAAGAGAGGTTGGAAGTCTATCCCAAAGTCTTCGTTTGCCTTGGATAAGATTGAGAAGGTTAACACCGCTATCTCTATTGACAACGAGGAGTACAAGACCGTTGAGTATGTGAAGATGAGCGAGGAGCAAGTTGACCGCTTACTTGAGAAGACTACCAATGTGGTAGAACTTGAGACTGCCCTATCTGATGAGTCAGTAATGATTGATCCAGAGCAGAAGAAAGAAATCATTGAGAAGGCTCGTAAGAAAGTTAAAGGAGGGGACAATGAATAATCTATTAAACGAAATCCTAAAGGAACAAGCACAAGCGTCAAATCAACGCTCACAGGCTTGGTTCAATGCTCGTGTTGGTAAGTTCACCGCATCAGAGATATACAAACTAATGACTCAACCTCAAACAAAGGCAGCGAGAGAGAACGGAGAGTTATCTGAAACAACCAAGTCATATATTATGTCTAAGGTTGCCGAGGAAATGACTGGCATTGAGCAGACCACTAACTCTGCGGCTACGGATTGGGGTGTAGAACACGAGGCAGAGGCTTGTAATCTATATGCCGAGATGATGGAATCTCACGTTGACTCTGTAGGGTTTATCCCCTACGGAGAACACGCAGGAGGCTCTCCCGATGGTATCTGCTCACGCTTCGGTGTGATTGAGATTAAGTGTCCATATAACTTCGAGAATCACGTTCAGAACCTTCTCATTGCTGACGAGGATGACCTATTCAAGCAGAGAAAACCTTATTGGTGGCAGTTGCAAATGAATATGATTGTTGCCGGGAAGGAAGAGGGGATGTTCATATCTTACGATCCGCGAATGGATGGGAAGAACAAGTTGGCGATAATTCCTGTACATTTACAACCTGATTCAAAAGAAATTTTGGACAATGCTATCGAAATGGCAGTTAAATACAAGCAATTTTTAATCGAAAAGTTAGGCAACCGATGATTCTAGACGAACACAAAAAACATCAGATAATCGCATCTATGCTACACGCTAATGCGTTTGTAAACATCTCCGACCAAATCGGACCACCCTTTTGGGAGAAGGAGGTAAAGATGAAGGGTAACCAGTTCGTTAAAGCTGCCGAGCAGAGATATAAAGTATTAGCCACCGCCCTCTTTGACCTTGAGGGTGGTGACTACTACCTCCGGGCGATGAGTGACGCTGAGGAATTGATAGAGGAAATCTCTACACTACCCTGGTTTTCTTACTACGATATCGTTCAACTAATTAAAAAATACAAGGATGAAAAAGCTTTGGAAGAGAGAGAGAAAGTTCAGAAAAGAATGGACTCTGAACCAACAGCAGAAGGGTGAGATTTATATCTCACTTGCTGTTTTAATCATTATCTTTATCTACACACAACTCTCATGAAAGACCACCACAAATTTTTAGCACTTGCCATAGGTATATTAACCTTCATTGCCACTATCCACGTCCTTAGTGTTAAGGAGATGGAAGACAATAATGGCGCTGACGCTATCCTCCATAATCAAATAGAGGAACAGCAGAAGGTTATTGATGCCAAGCAAATGGAGATTACCCAACTTCAGCAGACTCTTACAGGTCTGAAGGGAGATGCGGTAGTTATAGATAACAAGTCAAAAGAAACTAAAACCAAATACAAAGATGAAAAAAGGTATATTGATTTTGCTACTCCTAGTCAGCAATCAAGTCTTCTCTCAACTAACCTCAACGAGTTCAAGGATCTTGATAAACAAGGATACTTTG